ACCAATATAACAGTCATAGATACATTGATAGTAATTTGGAAGCCCAATCTCGTTAGAACATCAGCAGTAAGCGTTCTAACTCCCTCAACAGCCATTGTGGCTTCCTTTGCAATATTATTATAACGATATTGAACCGTTATTCTTTCATTCTCTACAGGACCATAATAACTGTAATCTGTTAAATATGTGCTGCTTGTATTTGGTTGAGACATTCTGGCAATTCTTAGATTTCCTGTAACTTGAGATGTATTTGGATTTAAGAATCCAGAAATTAAATCTACTCTATCAATTCTTGCATATTTAAACTCTGAATAAAGTGTTCCTCTACCATTTGTAAATTGAACTGTCTCAGATACATTTAATGCTAACACGTAAAATGTTATAGTTAAAATTGAACCAATCGTAAGAATTGTAATATCATTTTGAGCAAATACTGGTGAAAAATCTACGCTGGTTGATGTTATATCCACAAGTTTCGTAGCAATTCCAAGGTCATATGTATTGTCATTCAGTCCATATCCACGAATAGCAAGTTTTTTACTAGTCGTGCCGTTGTTGATAGATGCTGAAGTTACTTTTGCCACAGAATAGCTATTCGATACAGAACCAATATTTGATGTTATTATCGATGCAAAATCAAATAATCCAGCCACGTTGCTTTGTGATACAGGAATAGATGTGCTTATCTTGAACCATCCCGTTCCTTTGATCGCTATAGTTCCGCCCGAACTAAACGCACCATCAACTATTAAAGCAAGATATGATGGTCCAGAACGAATAATCTTATTAGAATTAAACTCTACTGGCTGTCTACTTGTTAAAGCATTATTTGTCTTATCTATCAACAACGACGTGGATGATGATCCAACAAATGGCATTAATGAAATAGCAGTTCTTGCTACGACATCTATATCTGTTGCGACATAATCGATAAATATTGATTTAACGCTTGTTCCATTAAAAATATCATTTAGTGGTTGTAACAAATTATTAAAATCGAGCACGTCATCCGTACTCAACACAACATTTTCGCCATTTATAGAACCATTGTTTTTAGAAATGTTAAATAATTCGTGTGAATTGAAATATACAATAACATTTTCACCAATTGGTGGCTGCTCAACATCAGTTGCCAAATAAACTACATTCCCACTAAATGTTCCGCCATTTTCTGTTGCAAATAATTCAAGGCCAGTTATTTCGCTTTTAACACTAATAACATTTGTGATAGAAGCTATATCTTCTGATTCGGTCGCTAAATTATTTACGGCCGTTGCCGATACAATTGTAATTGTACCATTATTTCTTTTAATCTGAATAGTCGCATTGCCAATCTCAGCAATTAAAGCGGGTTGTGGAGGTTCAATTTGCAAAACAGTCTGAGCTTGCGCTTGACTAATGACGGCAGAGATCGTATAACTACCGTTACGGGAGACGGTGGCAAGATCAGAAGAAATAATTAAAGAATCCCCGGCCAATATAGTATAAGAAGTAAGATCTATAGGTAATACTATATATACAACTGGTCCATTTCCTGTAGTAATAGTAATTTGCCTTAAAGCTTTAATTGCCCCGGTTTGATCTATTAAATTCGCTTGTTGAACAGTCGTTGTTTGTGAATCACAGTAAAAAGCACTATAGACTCTATCAATCGCTCTAGAAGCTCCAAGGTTATACCTATTGTTATTTCTAATTAACAATGCGCTTTCCATAGCGATGTAATTACTCTTTCCCCAATCTATGCCGGAAGTCACAAAGTCAATTGAACCTGGACTAAAATAATCCGTTGTCGAATCATATTGAAAATGCCAAGTATAATCTACTTGAACTAGGTCTTGCGCTGACGGCAAAACAGAACCACTGATGTTCACTGAACCAGTTTCATTTAAGTTATTTGCATCTAGATTTTGGTCGGTTATAGTATAACGTTCACCTGTTGTTAGATTCGTAGCACGCAAAACAGTAGTTAGCGGTTTATGTGGCATTGTTATTTGCGTGTGATCTGTCGGATTAAGTGTTGCGAGATCGTTAATAACAATTATACTTTGATGAATATCATCTACAGATTTAACACCAGAAAAAACTAAACTATCTACGCTATTACTATTCCCTTTAGCAACAGCTTCGCCATTTATACTTATAAAATCCTGGAGATAAACAAGTTTATCTAATGCAAAAGCCGTATTTGCTGTTTCTGGATTAGCATCTTTAACAATGGCATAATTTACTCCTTGAACAAAATTGGCGCCAGAAATGCTACCACTTAAACTAATTATTGAATCTACAGGTTGAAGAGGAAGCTCTCCGCTCTGTGTAAATAACTGTCTACGTTCTAATGGAGTTAGGTTTGTCGTATCCGTTGTTTGGCCAAGAATATGAGCATTTAACGGTGACGTAATATTTCCTGTGCCTGAAAAATCGTGAAAAATATATGATTCAGTGATATTAATTAAATCATTTCCTTGAAGCCAAATATCAACTTTGCCACCTGTGCCAGGACTGAGAACAGTCAGGGTTCCATCAGAGTTTCTTTGTGTTACAGTTCCGTCACGAGTTAGGATTGGATCTCCAGGAATTGCAATATAAGAACTTTGGATACCAGAGACAAGGAGAAGGGCATTAGAGTATCCTCTCGCTGTACCAGCTGCAGAACCGCTTAAGCCGGCGATGATTTGGTTGCGATATGCCGGATCTGTTTGTGGATTTGTGCCACCGCTGGTTGGAGATATGTTAGTTACGCTTGATATGCCAGGGATAGATGTTTTTACACATGAATAAACAGGAACATTGCCATTTGAGCCGACGTTCAGGGCTTCTACTGGCACCTGAATAGCGTATTGATCTGAAATACCAGCAATATGAAGCTGCTCAGAAATAGATGATGCGTATGAAGCATATACACCTTTTGTCGATGCTGAAATTAAAATATTTGCGGTGATGCGAAAAACGACTCCGGTTTTTGCAGTAACTGTTGTACCCGATTGGATTTGAATGTTGTTTAGGAGATTATTAAATGTTAAAATAGCTGTACCTGTTGCTCTTTTGCCAGGATCGCGAGTAATTCCATAATTTGAACCATACTGATCAAGGATTTGGCCAGTAGCATTCAATAATGACTGTGTCTTTTGGTTTAATTGGAGATCCCTATAAATAGAAGCAATTTGATCTGATGTATTATCAATAAACAGGTCTCGTGCGACTGTACCGGGCTTTGTATCAAGTGCTGGCCTACGAAGGCGCACGTTGTCTTGCATAGATTGCACAATTTGGCTAAATGTTTTGATAGTTGCCATTAAAGTGTCATTGTGAGGGTCTCAGTTAAGAGGCTCCCATCTCCTGCTGTTATTTTCAAGACAACGTTTAGCTGTCTTGGTTCAGTACTGTCTCTTGAGACATTAATACTATTTATCGAAACTATAGTTTCTGCGGGCGTCAGAGCCTGGGTTTGAGCTTGTGCCTTTTGAAGTTTTTGTAATAAAACTAAAGCCTCTTCGACCGACGATTGCAAAACGGTAATTGTATTCTGAGCGGTGAGGACTTGACCAACTAATCGTTTGTTGATTAAACTTCCAATTTGTTGTTGAAACTTATTTGAACCAGCAGGAGTTGTTATCATTTTGATAACATCCTGAACCAACTTATTACTATTAGTTACAGTGTCAAAGTCTGCATCAGCACCTAATGTTATATCACCGTTTTGCAAACGAAGGTCAAAGCTCATACTATGTATTAGGCTTAGTGCTCGAATCCTGTACTGGTGTTGTTGACTGGACAGGAGGAGTTACTGCCGTATCCTTTTGCATATACTTATTGATAGTTGCACTAATATCTGATAGATCTAAACTATCATTGCTTACAATATTTCTATTTATATCATTTTCAAAGAAACTTAGCGGAGCCGCCGCACCGATATAAGCCGAGGTTCTTACAGCAGCTAATCCTTTGCTAATGCTCTTAAATGCATTTTGCTGACCAAACGAATCAGCAACATAGTTAATTGTATTATTGGCACCGATACCATAATTAGCTGCCGTAGCAAAGGCATCGATGTTAGCACCGATAAATACGAACTCCCAAGAATATTTATCTTTTTGGTGAGTTACCATATTACTTAATTTTTTAAGACCGTGTGCACCTGAAAACTCCACTGAACGATTTTCTTCGCCATCAGTCATAACAAGAAAGATAACCTTAGATGGTCTTTCGTTTTCTGGTTTAGCAGCAAGTTTCACACCGACATCGTGTACTGTCTTTGCTAAAGCATCGTTTAGGGCGGTCCAGCCACTTGGTCTATAAGTCAAGGCTGTAAGTGGAGCAACGTGAGCAAGTGGAACATCCGAATAGGTAGTTTCGCACTTATCACTGAATTGAACTAATGTTATGGTTGCTTCACCTGGAACCTTCTTTTGTTCCTCAATGAAGGTATTAAATCCGCCAATGGTGTCGTTTTGGACGCTCATCATTGAGCCGGATTTGTCAAGAAGCGCTACGATATGGGTAAAGTGTGGTTTTGTCATTCTATTTTCTCCTTAATATATCGATTGTATTGATAATTTCTTACAGGCGCTTACATAATGACATTTTATAAGAAAAAATTAATAGTTTTCTACTAGTTATTAATTATGTGCGCAGAACCTAATTGGTCTACGAAAGCCTTATATAATGTCTGGACAACGTCTTGGAGGATTTTTATCGCTGCGGTTGTCTCCGTGCGGCTGTTTTGAAATTGTTTTAATATATCAAATATATTTATTTGTTTTTGGGCCGTATTGGCTGTTCCGGTACTTGATATCCCCGGACTAGATGCGCTCGTATTGTTATTAGAGGCTGAAATTAATTGTTCAAAGCGCGGTTTCGAAATTAATCCAACCAAGTCCTGCTCATCGAGGACGAATAAAGCAGCGATAATAATGACTATTTCTGCTAGTGATAAGCCTCCTATTTGCCCTATTGCTGAACCCAACTCGGCAGTTAATTTATCTTGCGTGAGCTGACGTTTTTGCATAACCTTTTTATTTTCTTGCTGTACTCTTTGCAGAGCAGCTAGATTTGATTTAATAATTTCAGCAAAAGTAGCAGTTAATGCGTTTTCTTTAATATTTCTAGATTGAAAAGGCGTGCTGTCTATATCTGTGCCTATTGGTATAATATCATTTTCAAGCGGAAGCAAGGAAATAATAGCTTCGTAAGTATTTATTGTGGCCTGAGTATAGCTGGTCATTAAATCGCTGGCCGTTTTAATATTGTCATTTTCACGAGTATTAGCATTTAAGTCTGCTTTTTTGACGGCAGCACTATTTACTCCATTCACCTTATTCCTAATTAAAGCAATACCATCCATTAGATGCTTTTCTGCTTCAGCTTGATTTCTATGATATTGCTTAGCGATTTCTCCCAAGGCATAACCTAACGCTTGAATTATAGCATCTTCTACTGCCCCCTGAACATTTATTTTATCCCCACCACTCTGAGGAAGCAATCTAATTGTAATAACGCTTTCAAGAAAAGGCGGAGTCATTAAGGAAGCATCGACAAATCTTTCTTCAGTTGAAGCAAATAGAGGCGCAATTCTATTTCTTGTTTCAACGACATTTTGTATTTGACTGTATTGAACTATCGGAAATAAACGTGTGGTGTGCTTTTGTAAATAATTCGGATCGAATAACTCGGCAATAAGCTGTTTATCTTGTTGTTGAACAGAGTTTAGCTGAGTATTTAATTCTGTCGCGCTATTGGCGCTGAGAAATTGTTTAAAAGTTATTTTTAGTTGTTCATATTCTCTATTTAACAGCGCTTTACCTAAATCATCTTTGTTGAAAATAACGCTGCCATCGACATTTAAAAGAGAAAAAGTTCCGTCGAGATTTAGTTCTGTTGGTAAACCGATCAAACGATATAAAGCATTTAATCTTGATTCGTGTTTTACGGATGAAAATTGTAAATTATATTTTTTAAGCTCTTCTGCTTGTGTTCTTGAAAGCGCAGTGATAGATGAACGTTTGCTTTCAACATCTTGAAATAGAGCCTGTGCCCATTTATAAATATCAAACGGCTTATTCAAGAAAAACCCCGGTGGGTTGTCCCTTTTCATTATTGTTATTAATGTTTGTAGTAGTGTTGGATTAGCGGCCATAAAACACCTTAGTTAACAAACTTCGTGCCTGGAACTTGTCCGTATTCGACTGTTCCAAAGGCATTCGGCGTTGCTGTTGGAATTGGTGGCGTGAAGATAATTTTAACTGTCTTTTTTCTTGTCGTTATAGCGTGATTTGGATCATTTGCGTGATAACCGATATCAACAAACTCTATACCGCAAACTGATGCGGACAGAATAACTGTTCCGGCACAGTTTGCTTTTAGATTAACTATGTAATGTGAACCTGATTCTTGAATTGAGCCCGTTACATCTGTATTGCTTGAAGGGATTATTGGAACAATTTCTGCTGTTCCGCTTTCTATTTTTATAGCAATTTTATTAGCAAGCCCATTGCCAATTTCGTGACCGTGATGATCTCTTGCGATAATCTGAACCGTCGCTACTGATGAATCATCGGCGGGAACAACTGCTACAGCATCGTTTCCAGCAAGATGTGCAATAATTTTAACATCAAAGCCAGATAAGTTTTCTGGTAGTGGCTGTTCTCCAACTAATAGTTTTTGTTCGGGTGTTATATCCAGTTTACAAGTTAATCGCACAGCAGAAAATATTTGTTGAATGTCGATAATTGGAAATTGAAGACCATTAAATGGACTACCAACAATTTCTAAAATATCACCTATGGTTATCAATCTACCAACGTCTGGGTTATCAGCATTGAAATAAATTGTATTCAAACTTTGGCGCTGACCAGATTTATTTTTTGACTGGAAAATAATAGGCGTATAAATATCTTGTTTTGTTCCGAAGTTTTGCGTCGAAGATACTGCACCACTATTTGGATCTTGCATTATAGAATCTGGAATCTGGCTTGGACTATTTAGCTTTGCGAGATCAAGTGTCAGACCAGAGTCTTGTAGGCTATTAGGATCCGTTGAAGGAAGACCTATTTTGGTTCTAATAAAATCGTCATTTAAATCTGGTCCAATACGCCCTTTTGGAGAAACTTTAAGCTCTGAATTGAGTGCGCTTACTGCAAGTGTACAAATATCGCCTAGCGCTTGATTTGTTTGATCGAGTAGATTTTGTACACATTGTGTATAAGCAGCAACAAGTTGTTGTCCTTGTTCGGCCGTTGTAATATATGTTTGTCCAGCATTTAAAGCGGCCTCAATTTGATCCGTATAATTATTCATACACTCAATTGTCGCCGAGATATCTGGCAGTATAGGCGTAACAAGTGGAACCACCGAGGTACTACCAGGACCTAATGGTCCACCAGGTAATGCATTTCCAGAACCATCTAACCCGTTAAATCCAGGCATTGTTTGTTTTGTTACTGTCTGTAAGGCAATCGCCTGACAAAACATAGTCTGAAGAGTTAAACTAGTGTTGGTTCCTTCTAAATCATTAGTTTTATCAACAAGATGTTTTAACGTTGAATTATTTGCCATATCTTGAATATTTTGTGGCGGACAAGTGCCATCTGATTGTTTGCCGCCCTGATTTCCTGAACACGGGAAATGCATTGCGAAAGATAACAGATCTTTAAAGATTTGAATAACCTGAAGTGCCGGTTCTAGAAATGAAATGACGTCTCTAATTTGTTTTGTTGCGCCGAACGCTTGTTGTTCAGCCGCAGCTAATAGTGCGATGTCTTGTGAAATCTGTGCTTCAACGAGAGCAAGTTGCGAATTAACAATTGAAAATACATATGTTTCAATTTGTTGAATAAATGTTAATAGAAATCCAACAAAGTTTTGAAGAAAACTCAAAATCATAATTGGAACTGCCAGTTGTGGAAAGAGAGAAAGTAAATCAATAATACAATCCATAAGCGCAATAATTGCTACAATTAATGAAAATGGGTTGATTAATGCACAGATAACATCAATAATACAAACAATAATTCTTATGACAATTAGAAGTGTCTTAAAACTACCAAGAAACGGTGTAATTTGACCATAGATGCTCATATTAGCATCAATTTTGTCTGTCATTGAGACTTGCGGACCCTTGGCATACATTTTTATACCTGCAGGGAGACGCTGATTTATTTTAAGTAGTGGCGAATAACGATCGTTAACGATGATCGTATTTACTTTATATGTACCACTAGCTTTGCCAGCTTGAGAAATACTGCTTACTTTGGCGGCTTGCTCATTACTTATTTGAATAGTAGCATTTGTTGAATTCGAATAAGGCACAATAATTGTAAATGTTTGAAAAATTGTATTATCAATGATCGTTGTGCCTAAAGGCGGAGTTTGATTCCACCCAGTATTGCTTATATTATAACGCATTCCATCTGCAAATCCAGTACCTATCACCGTCATTTTTTCTTTTGGCTTAAACTCTCCTCCGGAGCTTCCATCTTCGTGCTGCAATCTAAATATTTTTGGTGTAGAAATGTTAATGTTAAAAATATTATAAAGATAGAAAGTTACATCAAGTTTCCCATCTAATGAAACTTCTGTATTTGCGGGAATAGTCACTTCATCTGGCAAAAATGGAAGCGCCACACTGGTATTTAAATCAGCTTTTAATTGAACAGATTGCTTTGTTTGTTTATTTGTGAGTGTAAGAGCAACAGAAGACGCGATTTTCGTATTTGCACTATTCAATAGTGTAACTTGATCCAATTGATTGTATGGTAAAACATCTCTAAAAATAAAAGAATCAATCTGCTGTATACTGTTTGTACGTTTGCTGCTAGCATCAGTAACGATGTTGGTTAGGGAAAATCTGGTAGTTAGTTGATAGGCTTCTGAGGATGCTGAACCAACTTTAACCTCAACTGTAGCGTCTCCCCTCATTTCTGATGGGTCAACTTTAACTTTTATGGCATTATAAAATGGATCTGGCCAAACCACTGGCTCAAGAACCTGTTGTTGTACCCCATTAATGGTTACACTTATGTTTCCACCAGTATTAAAGTTTCTGCCAACAACAAATAACGCATTTTCTGGTTTCCCGAAAGCAATAACTTGTCCCGTTGCCTGATCTACACGAACAAGTGATTTATTATAAACATTTTCGGGTGGATTTGACATAGTATTTGTCAAAAAGCTAATGACCGGTTGTTCTTGAATCTGAAGAACATCACTAAGTATAGCTTCACTAATTTTGCCTTCTGAAGGATTAGGAGTCTCATATGTGATTTCAATATAAAGTTTAAATGTATTAGTTGGTAATGCAATTAAATCTGGCGCAGATACGTGAAGCGCTGTAAATCTAGCAATAAGTTGCGAATTAGTTGTTAATGTAATTGATCCTTTTCCGTTTTTGGAGTTTATTGGTGAGTTTTTATCAATCTGGAGAAATGCATCGTCAAAAAGTGCGTTGACACCTTGTCCAGGAACAGAGTTTTTTGTATTAGAATCAACAAGGCTAATCGTTACTGCTGCACCATTTTGTATATCTTCTTGCGTCGGAAAATTAAATCCGTTAACTGTGAATGATGGACTTTGTAAAACGACCGTCGAGGGTGATACATCGTGAATCTGTAAATTGCCAGCTGAAAGGTTGATTGTAATGTTTATAGGCGCTACATCATAATCGCCGGTTGTTGCGTCAAAAACAACAACCTTATAAGTGCCAGCAGGTAGCGTTTTAATTTGAAATTGGACAATTGATAATGGATCATCAGGCAATGTATTAGTTTTGCCACTGGTTTGTAAAGTTCCATCTGCTGCACGAAATGTGTAATCAAAAAAAGCAGATTTTGGCTGGAAGCTTTGTAAATTACCTAAAAAGTTTCCAATTTTAAAATACTCAAGTGTTGCTAAAGATTGCGCAGATAAACCAGCAATCGTTGCTGAATCCTGTTTGGCATCTAATACTGCTTGAGGAAGTGCAGATTGATTATCCTGTATGAGCTTGCTTGATGTTTTTACCATCATAACTTGTTGATTTTCGCCATAGTCATTTGTAAGTAAATTATGACCATATAAATAAACTACTTCAAATGGCTGCTCATTTCCATTTGGTAAAACATTAGGATACGTTGCACCATTTAAATAACGACCTCTTAGTGTCATTATATATGGTGATTGTCTTAATGGGACTTTTAAAGATTTGAAATCATTTACGTCGGCACTAAAATAATTTACATCTCTATGGATATGTAGAGCATTATTAATTGCTATTTGAATTGTGAGTATTTTATTTTTACCGAAAAGTGGATATTTTGCCACAGCAGATTCTAATTGGATTTTATTTGGTTCTTCGGTGCCATCGAATGTTTTTTCATCATAAGAGAACCAAATCTTTTGATAAGTTAAACGGCTAAAATAAATCCAAAGTTTTGATGATGATTTAATAACATAACCAAAAGCATTGCCAAGTTTTACATTAGTTGATGATGGTAAGGGTGGAATAACAGCTATATAATTATCAATTAAAGCATAGACTTTAAACGGTTCGGCGGCTTTTGTCCCTGCGTCAAAACCGGCGCCATTTACTTCTAAAATAAATGCAGAAGTTGTGGGCGCGTATTGCTTATCAATACCAGGAAATGGCTTAGGAGAATCGGGTGTGGTAGAATCTTGAATATATGTACTGTATTCATTAGAAATTGAAAAAGCAACACTTGAATCATAATGAAACACAACTGCATCATCCGCTGATGACGGATCATTTACCTTTACGGCGGCATCTGTTTGTGGCTGTTCTGGCGTCACTGTTGGATTACTGTCATTGCTTGCCATTATATTATCCCACCCTTAATCAATTATATATCACCCTTTTTAGCTGTTATTTTGCGCAAATAACCAGCGTCAACTCGAATATCCTTAGCCTTCATATCAATAGTTCCAGCAGCCTCTAGTAATATATCGCCGCTAGACCTAAGCACAAGCGGTGTTCCATTTCCTGTTGAAACTACTACACCATTTGGTCCAAGATGAAAAATATGGTCGCTAGTTTTCTTATTGTTTGCGATTTCTCCCGGTTTTAATGTTCCGTTCTTCTTTTCATCTACAAGATTAACACGAATTGTTAATTCGCCTTTGTTAAACTTAGTATTTCCGTTTATATCAACTATATAATCACCTATATTGACTAAAACAGAACCATCGGCATTAACAACGGCACTTCGACCGTGTGTGTCAAGTCCGAGCCAGCCGATTAATGAACCTGCTGTGTCAAGTAAAATACTCTTTTTATCTCCATCATCCTGCCCCACTGATATTTCTAAGCTACCTTCAAAGTTCATTAAACCACTTCTTCCGCCAGCTAGTCCCGGATCAATTGTTGATGCTATGGCTGCAGGATCTGATTGAACAGCAAGCGTCGTTGTGTATTGTGGACTAGAGTTTGCCTTTACAATATCGTTAATAACAAACTCAATATTTGGTGTATCACCATTTGTTTGAATACCAGTTGTATTACTGTGTTCGCGTATTAGATTAAACGACTTAATACTATGTCTAATTAAACGATCTCCGGCTTTAGTCATATCGTGAAAAGCAGTGCCAGCATTGCCGCCTGTTGGAGCAGCGATGTTCGATTTGCTTAACTGAACATTATTTATATCGATGCGACTATTAAGATTAGAATCGGTTGTAGTAAATGTTGATATAGTTGGTACTGTTCCTAACGTACTCGATCGCGGAACATTAAGTTTAAACTGTCCTTCTTTATCTATATCAAGTGTAAACTTGTTACTACCTGTCGGGTGTGCAACAATATTTCGTGAGTTTACCTGAAAATGATAAGCAACACTGCGATTTAATAGAGAATGCGCCTCACCAATTGCCGTTTTACCTTTTTCTAATAGTTTGGGCATATTTAGTTTATTGTAATTGATATCTAACACATTACTGAAAATGTCAACTAGTGTACCCTGAACTCTCTCAACAATAACATTTGTGTCGAGCTTTAACAAATTAGTTCTACTGCTATGACGCAAATTATTAAAGGTTTGCTCATCAGTTCCATATCCTCTTCTTTTTGCGATACTGCGATCCATCTCTTGAATAGTTTTTGGAAACTCTGCGGCTAAATCTGTTTCGGTATTGGCATCACGAACAAAAAATGAGTCAGCAAACTCAAGAATTAACTCTCTTTTTTCGGCGAATGGAGGATTCCTAATAACATTAACTGGGCCACGTGATCTATTCATTGGCAGAGCTTTTTGTGATTGGTCACGAGCAACGTCTACAGTGAATGCATCTGCTTCTGGATCATTTAATAAATCTACATAAATAGGATCACTGCCAGGAATATAATTAGGATGAAATCTTTTTACGCGTCCTTCAATCGTATAACCACTATCATTAAGATTATAATATTGATGTGATGTTGATAATAATGAACGATTAGTATCGGATAAAAAGATTCCGTCATTTTTAAGATTTGAGATTTTAATATCGCCAGTTTGTCTTAAATCAATATGTGCACCACTACTAGCTTGAATAACAATTTCACCAGATTCAACAGTTGGTGCGTCAATATCATTTGACTCAATCACATCTCCTTGCTCAATACTTCCTGGCATATCAGCAAACCCAACGATTAATGGTTGATAAAAATAACTTTGTCCAACCCAAATCGGAGCGCCTTCGTGGTATCTGTTAAAAACACCGGAACCAAATGAGCCGAGATTAACAGCTTGTACTCCTTTAATAATATTATTGCTGTTGTCGTCAGCATAAAAAATATCATATGTTCCATCACTATTTACGGTATGGATAAAAGCTTTTCTATGACCTACGAATCCTGTTTTCGTTTCCATTATGAACTCTTCTTATAAAAAATGCCAATTTCAACTACGTATGGCAAGCTATCTGCTATATCAGCATCACCAATTAAAGGATAAGCTTCCTGACAAGCACTTAATATGCCAAGATTTAAGTCTGGATCCCCAATTGTACTGACAACTGTTTGATCAGTACTAGTAACAACATCAGCAGCATCTTCTTCTGCTATAATAGATGAATCAGTGACTGTTAAATCTAGAATCTTTGTTGAAATCCTGTTTCCATTTATAGCACTGTAATCTTTAAAATCTATCAAAGTGCCAGTATCTGTTAGTCCCGTATTCATTAATTTTGGTGCAATAAACCATTGTTTAACAGCATCGATTCTTGCCTGTACATCGCCGTCATTGTCTGAGCCCGTCTTAAAACCAGAAATTACGAGTGTTGCATTTGATTTTTGCAGTGCGAAATTAGCATTCATAAGCGCATTTATTAAACGCCCCTGATTTGTATCGGTGCTAAGCATTTTTTCTAAGGGTTCTGTCGTATTTGTTGATACATTTTTCATCCATAATACTGGTGTTGGACGAAGTGGATAATAAAATGTATCAGGATTCATTTGGCGCCTTGTTATTGTTATTGCTGAGCTATTTTGTTTCAAAAGTGTTTTACCAATAACGTCGAGTGGTGTTGGAATGTATTCGCCAGGTGGACGTCCGTACTCAATCGTTAATCTGGTCGTAAAATCTTCACCTTCCCCATAGTTATGATTAACACCGGTTACATAAAATAATAAATCTCTATCCGCTAAATATACAACATCTCCTAATTGATAATATTCATTACCTACAACAGTTACACTTCCTCTACGGACCTTTCTTCTTTGCCTTAAAAGAAGAAATACAGCATAGGGTTTTAACTGACTTTCGGGATCACTAAGATATGGAACTTTAACATCATCAGTAGATTTGAAACCATACATACGCCATAAATCATAATCTACTGCTCCAGCCCATAGTGTTCTTCCTTCCATAACACTGGGGCCGAACGATTTTTCGCCAAAGTTTACTTGACCAGTAACATTTACACGACAATAATCTGGTTGAGCTTCTTCAATTAAACAACTTTTAATAGAATCATCACGAATGATAAATCTTCGGCCTGATCCACGACCAATAAAGTTGCGAGAATCATCTTCTACTAGATTTTGAAACTCATTAGAAATTACAGGTCGTGTGTATCCCTGAATATTTCCCGTAGACACAACTTGTAGTATTTCTTGAGCAAGTTTATCTTGTTTAGCTTGAATTGCGGCATTTACGGCGCCACTAATCTCTTGTCGTGTAGATTGAGCAGATCCTGTTGAAACACTGCTGCTAGCATCGATGCCTAGATTATTCATTTGACTGAGATACTTTTTAATAAACGCATTTCTTTGGCTCGATAACATTCTAAGCTGTTTAAATAATTCTTTACGTTTAATAATCGCTGCATCATCATCCTGCGCGACAATGTCATCTTCATTGATAATCATTCTTGCTGTACCAAAGCGTTTTTCCATCTGTCTTCCAATTGCTTGTAGTATATCTAGAGTAAGAAGATTATTTTGTGTGCTAGTAGATGGAGGAACCGCACGATCAATATTGACTTGATCAGCGCTCGTAAACTCTAAAAGTTCATTTATAACGTCGCCATCAGAGACCACAGTAGAGGTTCCATCATATCCCAAAAATTGAACAATATTTTGTTTTTTTCCCGAATTAACATATGCGCTCATTGCATTAATTAATGAATTATCGCCACTTTTGCCTAACGCAATAAGCATATTCCAATTAGTCTCAACAATATTTTCATAAAGGCCGGTTAAACTATCAACAAATAGATCTTTTATAAAATCCGGAAGAAGATCTACACCCTGTTGCCCTTGTCTTCTGAATAACTCAAAATATATAGAAAGTGGGACTTTATTGTATTGTGGTGGCCTGAATCTGATGTTGCCACTTTGATCGCAAAAAAATTCAAAGTCTATTGATTTCGCAGCTTCACGAGCTTTTGTAATAGCAGGATCGTATCTATTGTCAAAATACTTAAAACCATTTCGCATATTTGCTTGAAATGCCTGAATATCGAGATCTGCATCATATTCTGTGCCAACAATAAAATAATTTGTATCGCGATTATAACGTACATCTTCAATGCGATGGTTGGCTGCATACATCTGCTGAAATTGATAATTTCGCATTTGAAGTTCGCGCTCTTGCGGATCTAAACTGAATCCTAGCGCATCTTGATTGTTACTTATACGCTGAATGTCATCATCTAGAACGCTAAATTGCGCAATAAGAATATCTTCTTCTTGTCTTAATGCCGCAATTTCAGCTGCAAGTCCAGCACGTGCCTTTGCTTGTAAATCGGCATCAGGAGCATTAGGGTTTGTCGTAAGATTATTTAATCTCTGTTGCACGGCGAATATTTGTGTCTCTAATTCACCAATTCGTGTATCGATTTCGCGATAACTAATTTTTTTATAAGCTAATTTTTTAATGGCATCAATATTTACTGAGCTACCATTTAATAATGGCTTAAAATTGCCCAAAGTCTTATTTTGACGTTGAATCACATCAAAAAAGGCGTTGAAATACGATGTCGCATCGGATGAACTCTTTTGAGCTAGGATATTTAGTGCCCCAGTTACGAAACTATCATTTATAAATGATGAAATATTATATGGTTGGCCTGTTACTAATAAAGAGATGACGTTGGCAGCGTCCATATTATCAAATGGTGTACTGGTTATAGCTATTCCATATACATTATTTGCTGCTTCTCTACTTTGATTAAAAAATAAACCTGTTGGATCAGAGGTATTCATTGCGACAGAGACAGACGCAATACCTTCTTTCCACTTATAAAGCATTCCGGGAAAATGTTCGGTCTGTTGAACATTAGTACCTGGAGCAGTGCTACCAATGATATTTTTCAATGTAGCAAGTTTGCCTCGGAGTGTTCCGCTATCGTGCTTTATTGTTATTGCGCTCAAACGATCAATATTGTCTTGTGATAATTGATACCCAGCATTTCCATTATTGTCTGTTGTTTTAATATTACCAAAACTATCAAACTTAAAATCAAATGGCGTAAGAGGATCATGCAAAAATCCTTGTGATTGATCAAGTGCGGGTTCAGTGTTAACAAAAGATTGTTCCAAATACCATAAATTATTTTTAGCGCTTATAGACAGCGTATAATTTCCTTCATTATAATTATCTACAATTTTTTCAACAACGCCAGCAAATACACAGGCGCCACTAAATGCATTGGGATCCCTAAGTATTTTATAAAGATTGATATCAAAGTTTTTATCTTTAGTTACAGCATACATTTCCTGTTTTAATATCTCTTCATCAACACCATATCGATCCAGCCCAAGCGGTAATCCAACTGGATCCTCATCGTCCTCATAAACAGCATTGCTTGCCATAAAAATGTGGATACCATCAGTAGGTTGAATAATTGAACATCCGAGATAAAACTTTCTCATTTTCTTTCGCACAAATGATACGATTGTAGGAGAAAGTGGTTGTTGATTTAAAATATCATATGATGTTTGCTGTACGGTCTGAATTGCTGCTGTTGCCTGTGCTTGAATAACTGGGTTATTACTATTCAGCTGTTCTTGCAAATTATCAGCGAGATTACGAAGATCATCAACGGCAAGAGTAGGTAATAATGTTGAAGTAAAACTATCAAACAACGCACCTCGAATTGCTGCTTCAATATCATCGTTGGAAATCATCATTATATGATATGGATCTTCAAACTCGACGGAGGCAGAACCTGAACTATCTAGGCTGTTAGATGTATCTATTTTACTATAATTTGTAAACTCAATAACTCCTACACCGCGACCAACATTTGCCAGATCTATATCGAATTGATCGATAAACCAGGTTGTAAAATTGACATCATCTCCAGCTAAATCTCTTTTCGTAATTTGCAGTAAAACCGATTGCATAGTGGAAGCTTCTTCATTAGTTATAGCACCAAAAGCGTTCGCATTTTGAATAGCGGAAAGAATCGATGGGACATACATCGTCTTATTTTCTTGTAGCACCTGCTCAAACTTTGTTAGAGCTTCATATGTAGCAATTTGATAAGCCTTGAGTTGAAATAGGTTTTTACTTGTCCTTAAAAATGCGCGTTCGTGCGAATCAAGAAAACGTACATCATTATCATATGCTAGTGTAGAAAATAATCTTTTTTTGACAATAACATTAGCTGATGGCGATATAGTACCAATGTTATAAGTTCTTGGATATAATTGAGCGAATGGATCTGAAATCGTAGGCATTGAAGATACTGACGCACCAGCAGTGACGCTTTTACCCATACTGAATTGAAATCCACTTTGTGTAAAAGATTTATCAAACCTACCAACTTGTACAGCACTCATAATACTAAAGAGTGAGTTTCTCACTGTCTTAATGAATCCCTGAACGCCAGAAAGGGCATTTCCTATATTTGTATCTATTACACTTTGGTTTGCCATTCTTATTGACCTGTAAGTAGACTTCTACGTGATATACTTGATGGCGCGGCCGTTATTTGTGTTGGAGTTGCTTGAGCTGTAGCCGTTGCTGGCGTTTGCAGTGCGCCATATGATAA